TAGCCCAATCCATTCAGGACCATATCATGATGATATATGGGCCACCAGGCATAGGCAAGACCACCTTCGTGAATGACCTGTCAGACAACACGCTGTTTATATCAACAGACCGCGGAACTCGTTACATGTCAGCCCTGCGAAAGGAGGTGAATAATTATGAAGAGCTTAACAGAGTACTCTCTACACTCGAGTCAGAAAGTGCGGAGGCTTATGACATCATCTGCTTGGACCACATTGATGATATAAATTTGATGGTAGAAGATTATACTTGCGAGCAGTTAGGTATCGATGCTCTCGGTGACGTGGGTTATGCTAAAGGATGGAAGATGTATAAGAAGGGTATATGGACTATTCTGCAGCGCTTATTGAGACTCAATCGAGGTATAGCTCTTATCGCTCACGAGACTATAAAGACTATCAGAACTAGGGTTGTAGAAACTGAGCGTACTATGCCTGATATAAGCAGGTCAGCTTGGAAGGTGCTTATTCCTGCTTGTGACTTAGTAGGTTATTGTGGCTTCAAAATAGTCAGGCACAACGATAAACGAAAACAAATTCGTATTATTCGTACTGAGCCTCTAGAAAGTATATATGCAAAAGATAGAACGACGCGTAAAAGACCTAAAGAGGGTTATGAGTTACTAAATGGCAAACAGTTTGCTAAAACATTTTTTAAGAAAGGAGCCTAATTATGGCAAAGAAACAAAAAGATGAGCATGGCGTTAGTCCAGTAGATGAACAGCTGGACGAGATGTTTGAAGAGTCTTGGGAAGACGTTGAAGCACGCACTTTCGATGAGGTCCCTGATGGCACCTATCAAACTAGGATCTTAGCGGCAGTTATCAACAACGCCCAAACCAGCGGAAGGTTGCAGTGCAGCTGGGAGTTTTTAATTGTAGAAGGAGAGCATAAGGGCAGACACATCTTCCTGCATCAAGGTCTAAACACAGAAGATGGCATAGCTTACTTTAAGGGTAGTATAACTCGTCTAGGTTATGATGAACCTAAGTCCAAGAAGGAACTCAAGAAAATACTTGAGGAAGTTGTAGAAGGACCTACTTATGCTGTAGTGAGACTTTCGACTCGCAAAAGAAAAGTTGAAGGTGAGCTGCAGGAATTTCAGAACCAGCGAATAGTTAAAGCTCTTGACTCTGATGAAGTAGAAGACGAGTTTGAAGAAGACGAACTGAACCCTACTCTAAGCTCACTACCTTCTGATGATGAGCTTCCTGATGAGGAAGAAAAGGAAGAGGAGGAAGAGACTTCCAAGTCCAAATCTAAATCCAAATCTAAGAAAGAGGAAGAGGAAGAGGAAGAGGGAGAAGAGGAAGAGGAAGAGGAAGAGGAAGAGGAAGAGGAAGAGGAAGAAGAGGAAGAAGAGTCTCCTAAATCCAAATCCAAACCTAAATCTAAGAAAGAAGAAGAACCATCTTGTAGCTTAGTCAACACTAAGTTCAGCTCAGCTGATAGACGTAATCTTAGAAAGCTTGCCAAGCAGCATGAGTTTGATCCTGATGACTTTGACAATAATGCCGAGCTGCTCTGTGAAATAGGAGACTTCTGCGGCTTGTCTGGTAAATTCAAGAGTCCTTCAGTGTTAATCAAAGCTATCCAGGAAGCAGCAGCAGAAGAATGATTACTTCTTTAGTCAGATATGTACGAAAGCATGTAAACCCGGAAGAGTACTATAAGAGTGTCTTCCCTGAAGTTTCCTGGCTTTCAGGTAATAGTGAAGTAAAAGTACTCTCCCCTTTTGTCGATGAGAAAGTACCCAGCCTCTCCATAAATAGAGACACTGGTCAGTGGTATTCTTTTTGCGACTCAGATAGAAGGGGCGGCAACTCTATTATCTCTTTTCAAGCAGCTTATGATGAATGTGATAATAAGGAAGCCGCCCTGACTATCTATCACAAGTTCGTGCACCCTGTAGTCTCTGAGACTGTTATACGAAAGTGTGCGAGAAAGCTGCACAAAACACCCGACGTCTTAAAGTACATACGTAAACGACTTATCAGCAAAAAAACAGCAGAGCGTTATAAGCTGGGCTGGAACGGCAGCAGAATAGTGTTTCCTATTTGCAATGAGTTAGGTGTTTGTGTGAACATTAAACTGTATGATCCAGTCAGTAAAACTAAGTTCAAGATGATCAACTATAGACATCCTAAAGATACTAGGTCTTATGGAAGCCCCACCGTACTCTACCCCTTAGAAGTTCTGCTACATACTGATAGAGAGGAGCCTTTGTTTGTATGTGAAGGGGAATGGGACACGCTTAGTTTAATTAGCTTAGGACTAAAAGCTGTAACTTCCACTTCGGGAGCTAACACTTGGCCCAGCAGCTACAATGAACTTTTCTCAGGTAGAAACATCATACTAGCTTACGACAATGACGCTCCAGGTAAACAAGGTGCAAGAAAAGTTTATAAGCAGTTGCTGAACATAGCTAAAACTATCAAGCAGATAGAGGTACCTAAGAAGTACGGCAAAGATGTCAATGACTACATAATTAGTCAACCCGGAATGAGAGACAAAGAAGCCTGGCTAAGCTGGGCTAGTAAAACTGAGCCGCTGGTGACAAATCCTGATGAGTTGGTTCTTGTACCTGAGTCAGAAATAGTTGATGTATCACTAGACCAAGCCAGTGACTCAGAGTGGTGTGGACGCAGAATAAGAGTGATGGGTTTAGTTTCGGGTAAGGATTACAATCCCTATCTACTGACACAGAAGTTTAGGATAAGCTGTGAAGAAAGCTGCGAAGGCTGCCCTATTGCAGAAAGCTCCGAAGGTTATAAAGACTTCGAGTTAGAGCGAACTGATCCAGTTGTTCTCAGAATGATTGATACCACACATGAAGTTGTCAGAAGAGTAATGTTATACAAATCAGGCATCAAAAAGACCAAAGTCTGCAAAGCGAAGATAGACAGACTAGAAGCTTTTAACGTGCTGCGAATTGTGCTTATACCTACTCTTGATTCTCAGGCAAAAGAGTACGTCTCTAAGCCAGCTTACTACATAGGAACCAAGTTATTGTCTAACCGCTCATATCAGTTCGAAGGAACACTGCTACCCTCTTCCAAAGACCAGCATGCTACTTTTCTATTCGACACGGCTAGGCCTATACAAAGTGATGTAGAAACTTTTGAGCTCAGTGATAAGCAGTGTAAAAGACTAATACACTTCAGACCCAAGAGACTTAGTCACTTAGCCAAGCTTCAAAGTATAGCCGACTGGCAGTCTTTTGCTATCACCAAGATAATCAACAGACCAGACTTGCATATTGCAGTAGACTTAGCTTTTCATTCAGTAGCCGCTTTCTGGTTCAACAAAGAGTTTGTCCCTCGGGGTATGTTAGATATACTTATATTGGGGGACACTAAATGTGGCAAGGGTTATGTAGCAGAAAGGTTGAGTAAATACTATGGATTAGGAGATATAGCTTCGGGAGACAACTGCAGTTTTGCAGGCCTAGTAGGAGGGCTTCAACAGCTCACTAATAACTGGCGAGTCTCTTGGGGTCTTATACCACTAAATCACAAACGTCTTGTCATAATTGATGAAGCTTCTAGTATGAGTGAAAAGGACATTGCCAGATTGAGCCGCATACGCTCTGAAGGCGTGGCTGAACTAGTTAAGATAGTACGAGAGTCCACTCAGGCAAACACTCGCATTATATGGCTGTCTAATCCTCGTAGTGGCAGAAAGATGTTTACCTACAATACAGGTATAGAAGCTGTAAGAGAGTTAGTTGGGGCTATGGAAGATATAAGTAGATTTGACTTAGTTCTCACCGTAGCTACTGATGAAGTAGCAAGTGAAGACATCAACACTTTAGCTGAAAAAGATTATAAAGATACGGGTAAATATAGTGCTGAACTTTGTCAAGCTCTCATTTTATGGGCTTGGTCAAGAACCCCCGAGCAGATAGTCTTCACTGATAAAGCTACTGACATAATTATCAAGAGGTCTAGAGAGTTTGGACATTTTTACTCTTCTGCTATACCCCTAGTTCAGCCTGAGAACATAAGGTTTAAGTTAGCTAAGATAAGTGCGGCAGTAGCGGCTAGAACTTTTAGCACTGATGAAAAATATGAAAAGCTTATTGTAAATGCAGACCATGCTAACTGCGCTGCAAGTCTTCTGACTTCTTTTTACAATAAGCCTAGCATGGGGTACAACTTATACAGCCAGACTACTGCTGCTGCCTCATCTATAGATGAACCTCATAAGATAAATGAGGCAATAAAAAATTATGGTACTGCTGACAAGTTAATCACTATTACGGGACTTTTGGAGATGCAGCAAATTACAACAGACTCTTTGGCGGACTATGTCGAAGACCCCGTGAACGCTAAAAACATGATAGGCGAACTAGTGCGATGCAGAGCCATATATGCAATAGAGGGCACTCACTTTTACAACAAGAGCCCGGACTTTATAAAACTTTTACGTAAGAAAAGAAGTGAATTATTAAAGGAGATGAAAAATGAAAAAATATCTCATAGAAAATCCCACTGATGTTTTAGATGCCCTATATCGAATAATTAAAAAGCGGAAGATTGCCAAAGGAGACTTAATAGCTAGTTTGCAGAAGGCTATAAGTACGGCTCGCCTACAAGTTTTGTTAGATGAAAAAGGCAACATAAACTGGAAGCAGTGGTTCATAAATGCAGGCAGTTTTGTATACAACATCTTAATGGATTATAAATTTGATGAAATATCTTTTGCGAAGTTTTTGCTGCATAAACACAGGCTGTATGGGCTAGAACCACTTTTAGGCTGGCAAGAGATAGGCATACTAATGAGACTAGACTCCAAAGTAGCCAGACTAACTAACATTACTAACAATAAATTAGGTATTGACCTAGGAGATGAGACTGTAGAAGATACCTTAAAAGACGCTTTAGGCTATTGCATTTTAGGTATGCTGTTATGCGAAAAGAAAAACTACATACTGACAGAAGAAAGCGACTGACTGAAACTCGCTTAGGAATTACTAAGAAAGCTAAAGTTGCCCAATTAGAGTACTATATAACTGTAAACTTCTTTGAGAATACAGCTGAGCCTGGTGAAGTGTTTATAAAAATAGCTAAAGAAGGCAGCACGATAGCAGGGCTCATAGATGCTTTGTGTATTACTATTAGTATCGCCTTACAGTATGGAGTCAAGTGGGAAATACTTGGACAGAAATATTTACAGACTATCTTCGACCCAAGAGATGATAAAGCTAGTTCATTAGTAGATGGCATTGCTAAAACTATAACACAAATTATTAGTTTACAAAAGGAGCTGATTAAATGAACATAGAGGACATAGAAAAGAAAATAGAAATACCCCAAGAACCTTTGATTGTTATATTTGAAATGCAGAGAGGCTTGATGCAGACCTATGACCAGATAGAGAGGCAGAATGGGTTTCATGTGCCTTCACCCCCTTATTATATAGATGATGTAAAAGTGCAAGCTCGCATAAAAGACATGTTCTGGAGAACTACAGAAGAACTAGCCGAAGCTATAGAGACAATACCCGACTTATTGCGGCTAAGTAGATGGAAAGAGTTTTGGGATGCAGAAGTTTCTATAAGGCACTTTTTTGAAGAACTAGCTGATGCTTTACATTTTTTAGTTGAGGCTTCCATAGTAGCCAGTTTAGATCCTAGGACTGAAGTAATTCCTGTATTCAGACGTCCCCAAGTAGTCTTTAACATAAACGATGACTTAAATATAGAAAAACTAATTGCTAATGTTATTTTTAGCATGGGTCTTGCTGCTAATGTGTTGAAAAACAAGCCTTGGAAGCAGACTCACATGCCTACCGATGTAGAAAAGTTCAAAAATAAACTGATTAAAGTATGGTCAGACTTTGGCGTATTATGGCAAGAGTTGCAGTGCTCATTAGAAGACGTCTATGTACTGTATGTCAAAAAACACGATGTCAATAAATGGAGACAGGAAACACTTTACTAATGAAAAAGTATCAAATAGTATATGCAGATCCACCATGGCCACATAAATCAGGAAGTGAGCAGATGATAGTACCCTATCCCGTAATGTCTATTGAACGGATTCGTTCTTTACCTGTTCAGAAAATTATAGCTAGAGATGCAGTGCTTTTTCTTTGGACTACGGACAAGTTTTTACCGGCAGCCTTGAAAGTGATGCAAGCTTGGGGATTTAGATATGTTACATTAGCTTTTATATGGGAAAAGTTAACAAAGTATAAAAAACTTCATCTGATTCGTGGAGCCTGGACTTATAAGTCTACTGAACTTTGCTTGCTTGGAAGTAAGGGGCATCCTCATAAATTTCTAAAACAAAAAAGCAAAGCTTTAATTAAAGCTCGGGTTACCAGGCATTCTGA